TATTCCACTCCGCGCACTGGTCATAGCTGGTTATCAATTCACTGTCTGCGCCATTAATCTGCGCAAGCTTTTTGAATATCCATTTCTGGCGCATTGTGTGCCACGCGGTGACCTCCCCAATCTCTGTCCTGTACTCTGCCTTAAGCGAGTGATTGCCGCTGCTCTTGGCAATCCACGGCGTGTATGTGGCGCTATAGCACTTAACGCGGCGGATCTCTCCATCCATCATTACGCTTGCGAACCCAGCAGCATCAGTCAGCTTGCTGTTCGGATCAACCAGTCGCTCTTTGCAATCAGTGCAGTGGCGCGCTGCGATATCGTTTTCTGCAAAGCACTTAGGACAAATCTTAAGTGAGAAACGATGTTCGCACCGCACTGGCTGTCCTTTAATCACAAAAGCCTCCGGGTTGCTGCACCGGCGTGAGTAATGGGCTGGCATTGGCAGATCTAACTCTTCGATGTCGCCAAATTCATCCTTGCGTGATGGGTCTTTGACTTTCATCGTCATCACTTCACCATCCCATTCGCAGGCATGGCCTTCAGCGTCATATCGCGTTGCGCGCTCTGTTCCTGGAACAAGGAAGTTTCCAAACTGGTCATGCGCTACGCCATCATAAATCGGATCATTGCGCCGTTTCTTCATGCTTATGGCATGACATGCAGGACACTCAACCTGAATTTCTATGCCTTCACCAGGTTTGCGGTTAGTCTTTATTTCTGGTGTGAATATGTCGTTCTCAAGGCAATGGCGCTCGATGTTTTCGGCGTAATCAAGCACCAGGGCATCTTCCTTTCCTTCGCATAGGCGAAGTGACCTGCCAATAATCTGTTGCAGCAATCCAGGTGATTCAGTGGCGCGAAGTATAGCGATCAGGTCAACGTGTGGAGCGTCGAAACCAGTAGTCAGGACGTCCACGTTTACCAGATATTTAATACGCCTCGCTTTGAAGTCGTTGATGAACTTCTCGCGCTCTGATTTCTTTAGCTTGCCGGTAATAACGCGCACGTCATGCGACGGCAGGTAGCTGGCGATCTCTTCTGCATGGCTGATAGTGGCAGCAAAGAACATCACGCCATTGCGGTTTTCGGCAAATGCCATCACCTTGTTAACAATTCGCTCAGTCTTGGTATTGCCGTTAAATGCCTTGGCAACGGAAGCCGCGGTGAATGATCCGTTACGATCAGTCTCAAGCTTACTTGTGTCATAGTGCTCGTCAGTCTCTCCGATAACTGGTTTGGTTAAATATCCTTGCTCCACCAGCTCGCCGGCTGACACGCGATAAAGCAACCGTGAGTAATACGGATCTCTTGCCTTGCTATCGTCGTGCAGGATTTCGTTTTCACCGGTGCAGTCTTTGGCGTAAATGTACCCGGTTCCGGTGCGGTATGGCGTTGCTGTCATGCCTATGACGCGCACGTTCTCGTTTGGCTTGGTGCCATTAACCTCGTATTCCTGAACCTGCTTGATCAGCTCCAGCATGGTCGGGGTGACACCATGGGCCTCATCAATAATGATGCCTGATACACCAAGGTGAGCAATGATTCTAATGTTCTTCATCGCGGTTAACGGGCTGGCAAAAATAACCTGGTGGCGCAACTCTTTGCTACCGGCGCTTGAGCAATAGATGCTGGCTGGCTCTTTGTACCATGTCACATACTTAGAATGATTTTGCAAAACCAATTCACGTGATGGAGCTATGCACAATACTCTTTTGCCAGGCGCTACTGAATTTAAGTATTTTGCTATTGCGGAAACCATCAAGCTCTTACCGCTTCCAGTTGCGCACTCTATAAGGCAAGGGCTTAACCTTTTTTTTATGTGCTCTATCACGGAATCAACAGCCTCTTGCTGGTACCCCCTTAGTTCGAATGACATCGTTAAATCCTCTCAAAGTAGAAGCCACAAATAGATTTATTGTTTTTCATTGCCCAATATATTGCTGGTGGAGTTTTGTTTATTGAAATTGCTGCATCTTTTATTGTATTGAACTTTTCGCCTGTTGTTTTATTAATAACCATAACTGACATTGCATGACTAGAACCTTTAGCTATCCCTTTAAGCTCGCTTTTCCATTCAGATCCATCGTCATATTTAAATCTAAATCCATTTGCCGTACCGCCTGTTTTTAATGCGTAAGATATGTTGCCACTAAACTTTCTCTTCGCTTCT